AAGCCCGTAACCCAGGGCGGAAGGATAACCCAGCGTCCCTGCTTAGGCGCGTTGGCCACGTCCAGGGCCGTCTTTATGTCGATCAGGAGATCCCTCACCAGGACCTCGTCCAGGTCCAGGGATACCGGGTCTAGGGTGTTGCCGGCGTCCTCCTCCATCAGAGCAGCGAGGAACTGGTCGGCGACGTCTCCGAGCTGATAAGCAGCATCCCGGGTGGCGCTTTCCATCAGGGACACGTTCATCTGGCTCTTGTCTATGTCGTCGATCCGGAAGTTGAAGGACTGAGCCTCGGTTATCACCAGCTCGGCCCCGGCGTCGGTGAGCTGTTCGGGGTCAGAAAGCCCCGCCGACTGGTCGTAGGGGGCGATGGAGATCGGACCATGAGAGTTGATATGGACGGTGGACCCTTTGCCCTTGATCTCGCCCTCATAATTGCGGTTGACTACGTTGCTCTGGCCGTAGACCAGGGTCTTTCGGAGAGCTTCGAGGATCTGGGCGCTCCAGACCTCACCTATGAAATTGCTTATAGCCATAGAAAATTACCTCAATGAGCCCTCTTTTAACTGGCTCTTAATCTGGTCCATGTTGGCGATGATTTGGTCGGGGGTCATGGCCTTGACAGCCGCCCGGGTCAGTGGCTTTACCACCTCGCCCGGAGGTTGACCTCCGCCGCCCACAGGTGGACGGGGACCGAGTTCTTTCAGCAGCTTAGCGCCGTCGGCCCTCATCTCCTCCTCGGTCTCGCCGTGGAGACGTCCCGCCAGGGACGGAGGGAGTTTGAGGTCGGTGGCGATCTTCTGCTTCAGGCTGTCCAGGGTGGCGGCTTTGCCGGCGGCCTCGGCCTCGGCGATTTTGGCCTTCAGGGCCGTGTTCTCGGCCTTGACCTCGTCGTAGTCGGCGAACTTCGCCTTCTCACGATTGAGTCTCTCCTGGACTATTCGGTCCACATCTGCCTGGGTGAATTTTGGTTCTGCATCGTCTGTCATGGTTTTACTCCGAAGTTAACGGCCTTCGTGTGCCTGATGATCATAATATCGTAACCTCTCGGGCCTCGTCCTTGATCCGGGCGACTTCTTCATCGAGGTCTTTCTCAGTGGCGTCAGGGTCGAGCCTGGACAGGCTGCCCCATACAGAGGTTGCCATGGCGGCTCTCCTCGCCTGCTCCACCCTCGCCGCCTCCATCGGATCGGCGGGGAGGTTCTCTCGCCACTCAATCGTGACGTTGGTCAGCTTCTCGGCGCCGCTCATCCTGGAGGCGACCTCCATCTCGGCGGTCGTCTCGATGACCTCCAGGAGGCCAGGCTTGACCCGTAGCCGGAGCCGGTTGACCTTCGCCAGGGTGGGGAGCATCAGCCTCTTGAGGGCGGATCCCGACTCGGCGAGCCCGGACTTCGTCTCGCCGAACGCCGCCGGCGACAGCTCCGCCTGGACGTAAAGCTGACCGAGAACCGCTTCGATATGCTTGAAGGTCGCCTCCATCTCGGCATCCCAGACGAGGATCTCCGGCGGGGACTCGCCCTCGTTTAGGGCGATGTACTTCTCGTCGGAGGCCCAGACCACTTCGCCCGTTACGGGGTCCTTGATCCTCAGCCCCGGGGGTCCCGCCATCCAGGGGTCGGAGAAGACGTCCAGGGTCCCGGAGACTTTGATGAGACGCCGCTCCAGCTCCTCCACAAGGTCGGTGATGTCCCTGAAATCGTCCCGTCCATGGACCCCGTCGAGGCCTTTCAGGTTGCTGAAGGGGACGACCAGGAAGGCGTCGACGCCCGTGTCCTCCTCGGGCTTCAGGGTGGTGTACCTCTCGATCGTGGGGAGGGGGGCGGTATCGAGTATTTCGTCGCCGGCGGTGTTGAGCTTGAGGAGACGGTGCTCCACAGTCCCGGGCCGGTGGATCTCGACCTTGACGTACTTCTCGTCGCCCTGCTTCACCTCCCAGGCCAGGACGTGATGGGTGAACGTCCCGACGTCGTCGGGGTTGATCACGGGGAACCAGAGCCCCGGGTCGATCCGGGATATGACCCCTCGCCGCCCATCCCATCGGACCTTAAGGACCCCGTCGCCGTAGGCGATCATGTCGGCGAAGAGGTCGTAGGCGATGAGGTGAAGGGAGTTATCCTCGGCTATCCTGTCTAAGCTGGCCTGCTGCGCCTCATCGGCCCTGAAAGACGGCGGGTTGCCCACGGCCAGGTCGGCGAAGAGGGTCATGATCCTCTTGAACCAGTTGACCCTCATCTTGATGATCCGGGGGGCGTCGTCCTCATTCAGGCCGGTGAAGACCAGATCGTGATCTCCCTCCAGCAGCAGCCGGTTCTTAGCGTATCTGTCGAGCCGGGCCTTATCGGCCTCCGGCGGCCATTTCTGGCCCGGGTTGAGAAAATTTAGATCAGTGTGAACGGTTGATGTCATCGTGGTCTCCTCGGAGGCGATGGAAGCCGCCGGCTCTTGCTGATCCTGTTAACCAGGTAGCGGAGACAGTCGACGAGGTCGTCGTCCTCCTTTATGGGCGCGTCCTCGCCCCGTTCGGTGGCCTTCGGATCCCATCTGTAACCCTCCAGCTCCTCCTGGAGCATGGGGGTAGCCGGGCCGACGAGTTGGAGCCAGCCCTGATCGAAGGCATTAATCACCTTCTGGATCCCGTTCAAAACGTCGTTATCGGCGGCCGTTACAGGCTGGAGCCCGTCGCCTATGAACTGGAGCCGGTGAGCTTTCGCCGCCGGGTCGACGTCGATGCTCGTCGGGTACATCCCCACCAGAAATCCTTTCAGATCTTTGGAGACCTCCGCCGGGGACCTGTCAGCCTTCCGATACTCGCCGCCGATGTACCATTTATCGGCTATCCGGTAAGCCTTCAGGAAGGCCGTGGGGTGGGTGGCGCCGGGGTCGACCGCCACCCTCAGCTCCTCGATCCGCCCGTCGGGAAGCTTCGGGATGCAGTGAAGGTCCCGGTTGAAGTTTCGATAGACCGCGCCCTCCGCCGCCACCCAAAGGCCGTCGATGTACCTCTGATAAAAGAGGCTGGATGGAGGGCCGAACTGCCTTTTCAGCTCTTCGACATAGATCCAGTCAAGCCAGGGGTTATCCTCAAGCCTGAAATGCCAGCTCTTGAGATCGAGTTCTGCCTCTCGATCGAGCCACCGCTTCTTTAAATAGTGGCCAGGGTTGCCGGGGTTCGTCGTTAAGAAGAGCTGAGCCCCCGGCTCGGAGAGCCTCGTCATCAGCATATTGATGAAGCTTTCAGGGTGGAGGGAGCCCTCATCGACATAAGCTGAATGTAGCGTAAGGCCGGCGATCTTCGTATAAGCCGCCTCGTCGTTCCCGCCTTCGCAGAGGATCTTCCGCCCGTATATGGTGGCGGTCTTGAGGGACCGCTTATAGTCGAAGTTATTCGAGCCGACGAGCTGGGAGATAGGGCTGAGGACGTTGCGCTCCAGGGCTCCCAGGGTCTTACCCGCCATCAGGAGATTAGAGCCGGCCGGAGCCTCCAGGACCGCCCGGAGCCATCGGACGTTTGCCCCGACGGTCTTCGCGGACCGGACCGCCCCATGGGCGATATTGACCCTCGCATCGGAGCCGAGACAGAAGTCGCGCTGCTTCCCCACGGGGACTTGGAAGGTCAAGCTTCCCCCTCCTCGCCCATCTTTTCAAATAAAATGCGTATCTCCCCGCCCCTCGCCGACGGGTCGGTCGCCTCCTCCAGCCGCCGCTTATCGATACCGATAGCGATCGCCATCGCCAGAGGCTGGAGGTCTCGGGGATTAGAGCACGTCTTAATCAGTTCCTCGGCCTTGTCCAGGAGCTTCCCCACAAGCTTGATTCGATCCGCGGAGGCGTAGCACGTCCGGGCGATATTGGCATTTTTAGGACCCGAATATTCGAGCCCGTGTCTGGCGGCTATTCGGTGGATGGTATCCGGCGATCGATCGAAGTCTTTCGCGGTCTGGGTCTGGGACTTCCCCGACTCCAGAGCCTCCAGGATTGCCTTCTCCTCGTCCTCGGAGACAGGGGCGCCTTTACCCATCTCTCCCCGCCTCGGCGACCCGCCGCTCCAGCTCGCGGGTGAGCCGGACCTTCCCAGGGCATCCAGCCGCTCTCCAGGCCCGGAGGTCCTCGATGGAGTCGACTCGCCACCTATGATCAGAAGTTATCTTCATGAAGAAACACCTCAATTTTAATGAAAAGTAGATACGGGGAGCCGTCGCCCCCCGCTATTGGCTACTGATACAGCTCGCCCCCGTCGAGGGTCATCGCCTCAGGACATACCGCGGGCCTTCAGCAGCCCGATAGCCATCACGGCCTTGTCTTTCGGCCAGCCCTGGTCCGTAGCCAGAGCGCCCACGGTGGGGAGTTGGCCGCCTCCAAGATCGAGGTAATAGGGGATGGACAAGCCGAAGACCCTCACCGGCTCCGTCGTCTCAGTGTTTGGCGCCGGAGGTCGTGGGGGCGGGCATACTGTCAATCTGTCGGAACTGTCACCGTTGTCACCCGTGTCCTCACTGTCACCTAGTTTGCAGCCCTCGTCTGTAACACTTCCTCCACAATAGATGGAAGAATCTTCATATTCAGTGTTACGTTCATCCTCTCGATCCTCAGTATTACGAGTGACAGTATTGACAGTAGTTACTTTATCGACTGTATATACAGTATCGACATTAAGTACGACCTTGATCGTGGCCGGGCCTTGAGGATTTGTCATCTCACAGTACTCGACGGTCCCGTCTCCGGCCATGGTATCGAGGTATTCCTGGAGTTCCTTCGCCTTGATCTTCACATGGCGTGAGATCTCTCGCTTTGTGGAGACGCCGCCGTGTCTCTTCAAAAACGCTATAATCCTGTCGATAATGTTTCGCTCCAGGTCCCGGCCCACCATGTCATAGACGGCCATGGCCATGGGCTGATAGTACTCGTCCACAAGCCGACAAGCCTCCACGACGTACTCAAGCCGGATGGATCGGTCAGGATCAAAATCAGAGGACCCCAGCTCGAAGAGCATCGCCAGTTTAGCCACCAACGGGACTAAACGGCTATGGATCTGCATCTCGTTGGCGTCGTCCCGTCCCTCGATCTCCCTCGCCCGTTGCTTTTGCCACTGGGTCCAGTACTGGGAGGCCGCCTTACTGAATTTGAGCTGTCGCCTCAACATCTCGGCGGCCGTATTCGACATAGCCGTCAACTGGCCCCGGACGACGAGCTCCAGCTCGGAGTTCATCGCTTCGCCTTCTTCGAGGGGGAGCCACCGCTCTTTGGGCCTCCTTGGGAAGTGGTAGATGAACCTCGCCATGAAGCCGCTCAGGGTGTCGTTGATCTCGGTATTGGCCGCCAACGACGAGTCGGTCGTCGCCCACAGGACGTTGAGATAGGGGTCGTCCACTACAAAATCGGTCTTGCTCTTCGACCGTCGGTTGGTCCTCAGCTTGCGGTGGATGGGTCGGCAATCGTACAACTGCATCAGAGAGTCTTTGAAGCCTCGCATATAGTCCCGTCTCATAGTCGACAGGACCCCCGCGGCCTCGTCCCGGACCCA